CACCTATCACGATGTCTTTAACTGGTGTTTTTGATTGTTTGTAGCAAAATAAAGATTTATATATAGAATCAAGGTGTATAGGAGCAACATACATCCCTATCCTTCTTTCATATCTAAAAGTTCTCTTGCAAAAGTCAATTTCGGCGAAATTCACGAAATCTACTGCGACAGCGTTCTTTTTAGCATCAGTATATTTGATCCCAAAATCGGAGAAAATACTTTGCAAAGTGGTCATGTTAAACCAAGACAATTTGCTAGATCCAATAGAATCGTCTCCCACAAACATAGTTCTGACATTTTCCCTATAAGTTCCAGGGTACTCTAATTTATTCGTCACTAAATGAGTGAAATAGGCTATTCTATGATAAAGAGCATTGTCTACTCCGTTGATAGCGATAGTCACTGGGGAACCTGATAACATAAACCCATCTATGTGAATCAGAGTACCATTCCATAACAGGTACTTAGCAGACAAACTCATTATTAACAATTCGACTTTGTCTGCATCACGAACTGAATAACCCAGAAACATAGCTATTCTCGAATAAATCCATGCTGTCGCTCTCTGTATTTGTCCAGTTTGTCGGGCATCGTAACCACTAAAATCTCCAGCTATGCATTGTTCCGAACCGTACTCCAAAACGTACTCTGCCAATTGATTCCATTCACTATTGGTACAATTTATCCCTTGAGCCATTTCGCTATCAAAGGGAATGAAATATAACACGTTAAGAATGGGTAACAAATACTTCCTAATCACCATGTTAAGTGGAAGAGAGCAAGCACAAAATACTCGAACTTTATCCTTGGTTAATTTTGTGGGTTCATCTTTCAATGCGGTCTTCGAAAGCATTTCGGGAACACGGCCGTGTTCCAGTTCATTTTCGACCCATTCAACAGCCTTAACCACATAGTCTTTCGGAAAGTACGTGGTATAGCCTTCCATCTCATCTTGCGAAAAGTGTAGAGCCTTCGGGCTAGCTAGACCTGGACCAGCTGAAGTGGACATGTCTAACTTCTTAATGAATCGAGAACCAATAACTCCATTTACACTTTCTAAATCGGTTAAAGGTTCGGCGTGTAATTCTAATTCTTCGATTTTTTGATACAAACCCGTAAGGTAATCTTCCGTGGCAAGCGCCAAACAACTTTGCGGTATGTATTTCCCGCCATCAGTAATAGTTTGCCATGCTGCCGCATAATTCCTATTTGATTTAAATGGTGTAGGGCCTACATTACTATCGCGCCCACACTCTGCTAAAAACGGCACCAATGGAGACATCTTAACTTTCGAAATAGGCCTGGTCCTATAAGTT